CACCGTCTTTGGAAACCACGAATTTATCAGCCTGTTTATTTACATACTGGTTATAGAATGAAGGCTCTGTAGCTTTCATACCAAGACCTGCTGTCTCACTGATAGAGAGTACGGAATATCCGCTTACTGTTCCGTCAGACTGAATACCAACGGTAAGCTGAATGTCTCCACCGTATCCTTTAGAAGTTGTGATATTGAAAATGTAACCAAGTGCTTTGCCAGAAGCATCTACTGCCTCTACTGCAGAAGAGATAACATCGCTCTCATGTCCATCAACAGTATTCTTATAAGAAGCAATCACTTTAGAAGCTGCTTCCTCGGAGAATCCGTCAACATCTTTGAAATCACTTGCCTTTGGAAATACAGCCTTGTATGCTTCCATCTGTGCCTTTGCTTCCTGATCAGCAATAGGTTTCTTTGTGATTCCGTATACTGCACCAAGGACAAGACCTGCAACAACAGTAATAATAACAAGCTTTAAAGCATCTTTTACTAAAGAATTCATTATTTCTTACCTCCTTTTAATCCATTCACGAAGCTTTCAACAGTCTCAAACCGCCAATTTCCTTCATTGTTGAATGTAAATATAAATTCCTGATGGTTCTTCTGACGGATGCGAATACTGTTCTTTCCGTTCTGGAACCAGCTCTCCACTTTATCCCCAGCATACTGAGGAAAATATAACTCGAACCACTTATATACTTCGCTATGGCTCATAACGTCCTCCTATCTGACATTGTCGAGATACCAGTTAGCTTGATACCAGATCTCAATATCTCTCATGTCATATCTGCAATGCTCGATTGTGAATAAACCACCCTTGCCATCCCGTTCGTAGTCACGATTAAGGAATCGCCGAATAACATCGATGGCATAAGCCTTGTCAAATTTGGAATCATCCATAGAACCTAAGCCAAGACTCACGATCATATCCCAAAACCACTGACCGGTTCGATTACCGATGTCAGGATCATCCATGATGTGCTCTTCTAAACGTATAGCAAGGGCAATAATCATTTCTAAAACACTGCACGGACGATTATCCAAATAACTTGCAATCATATTATCCCGGTATCCTTGCTCGTTTCCGAATCTATATCGAAGATCGATTCCATCGTCATAGCGGTTGCCATCAAGAGCAATCGTATACGTGAAATCTGTATCGTGAAGCAAAGATAACAACTTACGATACGACAAACCTCGCGAATATTCATCGTCACATACGAGCTGGTACATCCAGTCAAAATATGCATTGTTCAGCTCATCCCGTGTCATCATACCTCCATCTGATGCGGCATATCTTCAACCACTTCAGAATAGGTCCTCTGATCAAGGAGAATTTCATAATCGCACTTTCTTGCATCATTACGAACAAAGACAGAATCGTCCTCATACTCTCCAAAATGATTCAAAGAATCAATTCCAACAGCATCTTCCACATCCTCAATTACTTCATCATTTTCATCAGCCAACACACCATCTGCATAGTAGGTAAGACTGATCTGCTCATGCTCTTCATTATCGCCAAATTGCTCCGGCGGAATCACATACGGACCGGCTTCAGAAACAGGCTTTTCTTCCTCATCTGATCCAAAATCGGAATATCTGGTATACCCTTCTTTTTCTAATCGCCTTGCATACTCTTTGAGATCCGGTTTTTCTTTGTCTGTATCTTTAATACCTTCAGCAACAGTCTTTTTTACAGACTGATCTTTTAATTCCTGCTCACGTCTTAAGAAAACCTCCTTTACAGAGTCAATTTCTTCCTGCGCAAGGGCTTCGTATTTATCTTTAAGCAGATACCATGTCACTACCGAACCAGTCACAGTGCCGATGATAAATGCCAAAGAAAACAGAGCTTTATTACTCATCTTCGTCCTCCTCGTTCTGAATTGTCATAACAGTGAGAGCAAGCCCACCAAAAAGTAAAGAGGCACTCAACAGAATGCCTCCTGTGATATGTCTTTTTCTCTTAGTATCCAGTATGTAATCCATCATGGATATAAAATTTCCAATGCCATCCATCAGTGATGCTCCTTTCCGCCCATAAGAACGGCTAGACCACTAACAAAGCAAATGCCAGCAAATGCTGAAAATGTTAATCCCATGAAACCTGTCATAGTTTAGGACTCCTTTCTATTCATAACTTGAAAAATAATGATTACCTACTTGAAACATTGGTGTTCCGTATTTTCCATATCCGCCAGCCGTGAAGAATATCGTATCCACATTGGTTCTGGATTGCAGTTCCTCTTCAACTAACTGGCAAATATCATCGTCCGCAAAACACTTATCAACTCTCCCATTCCACATGGATGAAAACTGATTTGCCTGATATATAACGCCATGCACTGTATCCGGGAAATATACAGAATCTACACGATTCAAGATGGTGTCGATCACTAATCGCTTTCCTTCCTCGCATTCGCCCTCAGCTTCTGCCATAGTTACAAGAGCGATTAGCTCAATATCTTCCTGCGGCAATAGCGTATCCTCCACATACTCTTCGATTTCAACTGCCGACACCGTTTCCTCTAAGGGTTGCTCAGAAATAATTACAATAGGATCAATAGGTTCAGCTTTTAAAGTCGGCTGCATTTCGATATACTCGTACTGATTTACCCGTTCTGCTGAGCAGACAAAACCTGTGCAAATAATCGCAAATACGCAAAGAGTAGGAAGGATTACCATACGAATACAATTTCGCATATGTATCCTCCTCACAAAATTAGATCAGATCGAGAATCGGTCCGTCTACATTGAACTCCATAAGAATAGCTTTCTCGTAACCGCCATCCTCAGTTTCACGATTGGTTTCCAGAATACCGAAATCAACGAAGTTGTCGCCGTTTTCGTTTCCCTCTGGTTTATAAATCCAACCAACAGTCTGACTCATCTTAGTACGCTTAATACCGAGCTGATCGTATACATCGCTAAGGAATAAATATCCATTAGCCTTGAGCTTGTCGTTTGCCAGATTCTGCTGAGAACGCAGATACATAAGGTTGTAATCCATATTGGATTCGTACGCCTCACAAGTATCGTCAAAGAAACGGGCATAATCGTTCGTAGAAAGTGCTGCTACATCTACGGTAGACTTCACCTTTTTCTCTTTACCACTGTCTGGATCAGTTACAGTTTCCTCAAATTTCTTTGCTTTGATGTTGTAGCGAAGTTCTTTATCAACCTCCGCGCCAAAGCGCTCAACAACCCGATTTCTGTACTCCTTGAAAGTCTTATCCACAGTTGCATAAGCAGCTGCCAGTGCTACATTTCTCTTCTTGAGAATATTGTGAGATGCAACAATACTTGCAATAGATAATGTTCCAAGAGCAACAGCAGGAGCATAGAGCTTAGCGACTTTTACACCAGCCTGTACATAAACGATAGTCAAATCTTTCTTTGCGTCGTCCTTAGAATACTCCGCAGCTAGTTCCTCATTTTCAGCACATTTATGAATGGCATCAATATCTTTCTTGGACTTCTCCAATACGCTGTCTAACTTAGTTGTTGCATGGCAAGCCATAACAGCACTTGCAACAGTGCCAATAACACCAGCCACTACAAGAATCTCAGGGCTATGCTTCTTAAGTTTCACACTTACTTTGCTGAAGGTCGTGGAAACGTTCTTCATGATTTCTTCTTTCTTCATATCAGTTATTCTCCTCTTCAATTTTTTCTTTCTTCTCTAAATGATCGATCAAGTGCTGCGTGTACCACATGATCTTTTTCAAATCCTGAATGCCGTTTTTATTTTTCCAGCGGCACGCATACTTGATAATGTTACCAGTATCGGTCGCTTCGATACCTTTTAAATCGAAAGTGAATGCCTCAATAACATCGATCACTTCCAAACCTGTTTCTGACTGATAATGGCTCGGATAAGACACCATTTTATCATCTGATTCGTACATAAATATCCCTCCTAGTTCAACGGTAATGCCTTCGGAAGTTTAATCATATATCCGTCTCTCACACGAATTACAGATGCATTCCGAATATCGGTCCAACCGTATTTATTGTCTGTATAGTTGCCAGAAACGCCAACCAGATCATAGAAGTCAGCGACACTAACTACCTGGTATGTAGCAATAAGCTCGTCCATTCTTTCCAGGACATCTTCTGCTTCGCCACGAGATTCCAGAATGATATCATCGTAATCGTATCCAGCTCTTGTTCTTGATACGTTTCCCGAATCTCGTCGATCCCGATCGTCATAATACTTACGGTAAGAGATTTTGGATGACGTTGACGATCTCCCGCCCCTTGAGTTTCCACTAACACCAAGGAATGCTCTGACAGCATCCAAGATAATGTCTTTTACGGCCGGAACCACGATGTCTTCAAAAATATAGCTTTTTACATCGTCTACATCTTCCGGAACAAATACGTTTGTAATCTTCTGAAGACCATTCTTTTTCTTCGATTTGACAGAACCACTGACAACCTTTTCAACTCTTTTCTCCGGAATATCATCATTCTGGTTCTGTCGTGATTTATGGGAATTGGATTTGTATTCCTCCATCTCTAAATCTCCTTTCAATTAACCGTTACCACTTTTCCAGGGAGGGTTATCCTCGTACTTGGAATACGGTTTGTTTTCTTCTTAAACTGATACACCAGATTACTCCTGGCTTTCTTTTCGGATGCCGCGTATGTAGAACCCTGCCATCTATTTGCAACGCAGGTATCAAACTCCATAACCGGTCCATCATACATATACTGATTCATAGGACACCTCCCTTAAAAAGCAAAAGGGAAAGCACCCTGTTATAGGTACTCTCCCTCTGTCTGAATCATCGATTCAATTCTTATTCAGAATCCTCTTCTGTCTCTTCATCGATATCCGTAAACTCTTCGTCGACGATATCGCTATTCGGCTGAGTTACAACCGTCTTACGATTCTCACGCCAGTTCTTGAATTTTGCTGCTGCCGGAACGACTACGAATTTGTAGGTTAATGCACCTGCAATCATAGCCAATCCGATAGTTGTTGCTTTCTTCATACCGCCGTTAGAAGCCGCCTTCACGATCTCCTCAGTAGTTGTTTCGATAACCTCTTCGTTGTTGTTCATGATTTCGTTGTTCTCCATAATATGTTCTCCTTTCAGATTTGAAATATGTGGTTCTTCCATAATAGTGTTTGTAAATTCTGCGAACCTTACATTAAGCCACGGAAGTCATACCTCGGACCATAGCCATAATCAATAACCAGACAAGGTGTTCCATCCGTAGCAAGCTGGGAACTGAATCTCAGATCGATATATCCATTATCAATATTCCAGCCAAGATCATCGCCGAGCTTAATAGGCTCTAATCCGACTTCATAATAGAAATCATTAAGTGAAATATACATTTCATCTCGCATTTGACGATTTAATTCATTCTCAGCCTTTTTTAATTTGTCGATATCCGACTTAAAATATCTTCCAGATACAGCATCAAAACATAAGGTATCGCCTTTTGCTGTGACGATAACTTCTTTGTTTTCAACTGGATTTTTCTCAAGACGTTCCTTAGCAACGGCATCCCTCACAGTCTGTTCTTTTTTTTCGCCGATTGTTTCTACCACCTTTTTCTGATAATCTCTCAATGTCGATTCGGAAATGGTATACGCTGCGGTCAGTGCTGCGTTTCTTCTGGCATTAACAGAACTTGCTCCAATAAGGCAAGCTACTGATACTGTTCCAGTAACTGCCGCAGGAATATAGCATTTCCAAGCAGTTTTAATGGTGTCGATTGGTTCCAGTTTCTCAGTGTGTCGACGCCGTTTTTCCTCATCTAATAATTGGATTGCTTTAGGGGTGGCTCGTACAGCCATTACGGTAGTTGTCACCATTCCAGCAATTCCAACTCCTGTGAGGATTTCTGGACTATGTTTTACTGTAGCTGTTTTTACATTTCTACAGATCTTAGTCAAATTAGGTTTCTGCATTTCGGTCTATCCTCCATAAAATATAAACGGGGCACAAGGCCCCGCGATTTATCTAACCAACCAGAATTCCGGACGAACTCCACAAGAGTCCGAAGCGTCGTTGTAGTACGAATTGCCACCGTAGCTCACATAGGCAAAGTAAGCCGAAGAAAAATTCCTCTTTGTAGCATTTCTGAGCCAGCCAAACTCGCAATCATTCTTGTAATAAGCAAAGCGGTTTCGTCTCTGTTTCATGAGAGGAAGCTGTTCATCTCCATCCGCTTCGATGTGGTTTCGATCCCATTCGTCACCCCAGCCGCAAATTTCCCCGAGAGTCGGGATTGATAAACCGGTCATTCTCTGCTTAAGAACCGCAGGGAACATATTGTACAGCTCGGTATCGATCCACTTTTTCAGATCGGACTGAGAATATCCGCCAGCATTGCCACCATCTTCATTCATCGGGCGTTTGGCAACATAATCGTCGAAAATGAATAGCACCTTATTGTTCGTAACTTTCTGAACTGTTGCTGTAAAGTTTCCGAGCTTTCCTAAAGGAACCATCATTTTATCGCCAACTTTAATGTCTGCTGGAAGGATAGAATACGGATTATGTACCGTATCTCTAAATAAGTTCAAGGTCGCCTCAACATCAGCTCTGCAATAGCGAACTGTATCGCCAATATCAAATGTCGGAAATAACGGTCCCAAATCGATCGCATAACCACCCTCTGATTTTCCTTTTTCATCAAGATCGATGTACTTTCTATACATCCTCTCTACCGTCGGAACATCGATGCCTCTTTTGGTTAAGTTGATAATTTCTTCTCCTAATGTCATTTCTCTTGTACACATAGTACGTTCTCCTTTCAGAATATAAAAATTTTATTTGGTAACTACGAAATTAGCAGGTCAATAATCCACTCAAGCATATCTTTCGCACAAGAAAAAACATAACTTGTTCGTGGATTCACACATGAATATGAATCGCATTCATCTCGAAACGATTCAATCACGATCAGCGGTGGTATCTCTGGGTGTTTGCAGAGTCGTATTAACACTTCTCTTCCGGCCCATCTCATATAACTTGCCTGCTTAAAGTTATAACCACGCTGCTTTATCGGCATTGTCGCGATGGCATATTTGATCGTATAAATAGCTATTTCAGTCGGTGCTCCCATCCGTTTCCTCCAAAAGAAAAAGCGAAAGAGCCTTGTTAGGACT